AATAACACTAACACCAGTAGATCTAAATAATCTCAGGGAATTTTGCGGTGAAACGAATGGAATATCAAGTTGTACATCATCATCTTGCCCTACATTTAAATAACATAAATTAGGACTTTGACTCAGATAATTCTGTCTAAATATCCTCTTCTGATCTGTAATTGGTGATAACCCACTCACTACCTGAAAATTTCGATTCGTAATATGTAATGGTTGATAACTAACTAATAATGATCCGTAATGAAATTTAGAAGAGGAAATACTAAAACGCAACTTCATATTCCCACGAAAATAAGCATAATGTGCAAGCTTATTTCTAATGGAAGGTAAAAGTGACCATATAGCATAAGGATTAAGTACATAATCTACATTTGTGTTAAGACTAATACTTCTGACATCGATTAATACAGGTCGTTTAAAGAAATCATCAAGATAAAGTTTGTCGTCTAAAGCAGATGAAATAACTTTAGTTGTTGAATTACCTAAAACTTGTGCACTACTAGTATCTGAATGATTTTCCAAATCAAGAGATTCAGATTGAACATAAGTAGTTTTAAAATTTTTCTTATTCTCAATTAAAGAATTTTTAGTAAATTCATTTAATTGTGAAGAGAAAAATTTCATATCATCATAATAGTCTTGACAAGTTAAGGGATTAGTACGAAGATCTTTTCTATTAACTAAATCTTCAACCTTCATTTTAAAATGTGGACTTAAAGTTAAATCTATAGGAATATCAGTAGAATCAGATTCAGCAACTACGTAAGATCTCTCTAAAATTGAAATTATGCTAGATAAATTATCAGTGGTTGTTTGAAGAGTATCAGTTGTTCTGGATAATTTGTCAATAGCACTTTCAAAATCAGCATGAGCTGCTTTGCGTAGTTTTTGTTGAAATGGGATTGCTGAATGGGTACAGCAGTATGAAGCCATTTGGTGTTCACACTTTGGTTTATAAATTGTTGTTTTCGCAATTCGAATTACATTCTTGTAACCACTGAATTAGGTGATTACGAACGCAAACCAACACATTTGTCTTTTGAAGTGGGTATGCCACGACAAGGCACTAATTGTGTCATAATAAGCTTAAATAAGCCTCCTTTTATAACGGTGTTTCCTGTAAATATTCATCTTATGGTTTGATAAAGTGATTAAATATCCAGTATATTTGGCACCGAGTCTTATCTTTTATTAGTAAAAGATAATAAAACTAATTTTGACTATATTTATCCAATAAAGTATCCCAGGTTTTAAACAAGGGCTCTAGATCAGATATGCTGAACCTAGTCAAGTCAGCTAATTTGTCTATGATTTTGCGTCTATAAGTATCATAGGTACTTTGTTCTTCACAGTGAAAGAAAAGTTCACTGAGAGCACTAATACATGTTTGAACTATTTGTTCTTCAGGAGTAATTTCTTTTGATGGTAAGTAATAACATAAACTTTTCATAATAGAATCTTTATCTAATGGAGCAATGATTCGCTTCATCAGAGAATGGTATTTAAATGTTCGTTTGAGAAAAGAAATATCATTGATTTGAACAAATTTTTCAGTTTGTTCTTTCTTATCTGACGTCGTAAAAGTCATGTAATAGACTTCTCGTACAAATTTTTCATAGGTGATATTATTAAAATAAGGTGCTAATTCATCTTTTACACCACATAACATATCGTCACCATATGTTATTGGTAGTAGGAGATCATCAAAATCACGAACATTGAATTTTGTTGTTAGATTTAAAGCATTATTGTAACCAAGAGGCGTGCACATTACTGTAAATGCGTATCGTAAAAGAATAACACCTCGTAAGGAGTTATCCTAAGCGGTAGCGTATTTACCTGATGGTTGAAAACCTGGAGGGGTAAAAACGGTTCCATTTAATACGACAGTTGGAAATAAATTCTCAGTCAAAATACCTTTAACAATTTGCAAAGCATGAGAATTGTAACCTAGTTTTTTAAGAACAGTATAAACAATAGAGTTGGACATAAATCCAATTCCTATTGGCATACTAGTATCGTATCCGCCATAATCACCTTCCATGATATTAGATGAAAAGTTTTTTAAAGTGTTGTACATTTTATCAACTTCATCAGAATGCATGTTTATTCCAATTTTAGTATTAAACACATCTCTGTGCTCACACATCATACTATAAAATGGTAGTAGATACATTCTATTAACTAAAGTCATATCATATGACGACATAGCAAACATACGTGTATTTCCTTTGATAACTTTATCCCAACTTCGAGGCTCATCCTTTAGTTGAGCTCCAACAATAGAGTGAGACGTTTTATCCTGTAAATATGAATCAATTATCTCTTGAACTTGAATTAAAACTTCAGGTTTAGGAGTAACTGCATCTTGTTTGAAATCCTTAGGGGTAAAATCAATATATTTACTTTTCTTACCAGTAAACATAAATCCACCAGATGTACTATTTTTCATAGATCTATAGTAAAAATTCTCTGGATATCCATTCTGAGCAACATCTAATGGTACTGGATTTAGAGAAGTGACACCTTCATTTTTTAGTTTATATAATAGATTACAAGTAGTACTTATGATAACATTTTCCATAATAGAATTATCTAAAGCAGAAGTAATAACCCCTACTTTTTTAACAAAATTATTTTCTGGAGAATAAAAAACACCATCTCTTCTAAATGATCTCATTTTAGGTGCCAAATACTTTGGATGGCCATCAATTGATGGAGATATATTAATAAGCTCCTCTACATGATTGAATAAAATACTCTTGGTTAAAGTACTTTTAGGTGAGATAGGGCTACAATTGCTAATATTACCATAAACTAAAAGAGATGGTATATCTTCATAAACTAGAGGACTTCTTGGAGAGACATTAGTAATAGTGCCTTCGTCCTTCAAACGAAAGCTACCCTCCGAAGTTATATCAATTAAAATATTAGTAGATTGATAATCTTTAAGAGCTGCATCGAATTGTTTTTTATTAATTTTACACGCATAACCATATTCATTAGTACCTGCACAATGTACACCAACTAAAAAAGTTTTGTATCCATATGTAACAAGTAGTGGACTACCACAATCACCTGCTGCATGTTCAGGAAATATATATTTATATGGATATAAAACTACCATATTTTCAGCATTTATGGGAACGATTTCTTCTCGTACCTGTCTTACAGGAATTTTATTATTCATAAACATTCCATTAAGACCGACAAAAGTATCAGGAATATCAGCTATAGCAAAAGTAATGTCTTTAAAGAAAGTACCAATAATTCTAACTAAGAATATATCTTCACCAACTTTTTTAAAATCTTGTTGCTTCAAACTAGCTTTAACAATTCCTGATGCGGAATCACGTGAAGTAGATAAATGAACACTATATATTTCACTCTTAATACAATGAATATTAACTAGAGCATAATCATTACATACTCCGAGTATTTTAGTAGTAGTACTACTATCATTAGTGAACCGAATTTTAGCGTAACGGACATTAGATTCGATAGTAGCATACAATTCTTCAATTTTATTGTGATTACGTTCACTACCAACTATAAATGGAGTGATATTTTCAACTTTATC